GTACAGCTCAACTCTCATTTAGGCCTAAAACTGCTTCATACCATTGAAGTAGAGTAGGTCTGTCCGCCCAAGAAGAACTAACAAGGGCAGGAAGATCTGGGCAACCAGACACTTCCAAAACATCAGTTAAAGCATCCCTATGAAAATCAGGATGTTTCAAAACTGAGTTTGAAAATGCCTCAGTGACCCTCTCGTCGAGAGTCAGGGCTTGTTCCTTGCACCATTCAGTTACAAGTGCATGGTACAGGCTTGTTCCTCTCCAAGGTTTTAACACCTTGGTCAGGAAATTTAGGAAGCTCGTAGTGAGCCGCCTCGGTTTCCGTAAAGGAAGATCTGACAAAAAGGTCTCAGTTGCAAAAACTACTTCTTCTAGAGGTTTAGAGTTTCCATCCGAATGGTTACAACCATAAGGAGGGAGTAAACTCTTAACCTTCTGGTAAACAGAATTCTGACGAGGTGTCAGTTTTCTGCTGAAGCGCTGTCCATAGTTCCGTACCATGTCTAAGAAATTATCATCAGACATGTCCCTCCATTTATACTGAGGGATTACTGATTTTGCTGTAATGAGTTTACCAGCAAATTCAGTGACTTCCGAAGAAATCACAGACTTATTCGGATTGTACGGACATCCAAGCACCTCCAAGGTATGTAAGTATCTCTCATAAAGATCTTTGTCTAGGATGACAACATCATCACCCAAAACGAAGAACTTAGAGGGATCCCCTCCCAATGTAAGGAGGAGCATACCATGTGTTAATGCAAAACTTGCGAAAGATGGGTAAAGACCCATAGGTTGACCTTTAGTCCAGCGAACCGGACCATAAGGAGACAACCAAGTCGATCGAGAAAGTTCTGCAAAAAGGTCTACTAACGGATGATCGAAAACAGATTTTATGGTTGAAATCTGTAGATCAAGCGGGAAAAAGTCAGTCGCAGATGATAAATCAACTGCAAAGACTGTCTGTTTCTTCCGTAGACACTCTTGGATGACAGCATGGCCACGTTGTTGTTCAAAGGTACAATCAAAGGGTAAGGTTCTCAATGCATCATAGAGAGCCGAACCTAGTGGTGCCAAAGCCAACTGATGGATACGGTAGGGAGATGCAATCCAACGCACCTTCCATCCACCATCCTTGGTTAAAGGAACCACTTTCCCACCATGAACCACAGATGGTTCAAAAGCGGGGCGCATTGAAGGTATCTTTGAATAGATCATCTGAAAAGGACCTAGGTCCTCGGCATCCTCTGAAAACATACTCAGAGTGAAGCCAGAAAGAGCACCATAGGCCTTAAGACGATCTAAACCTTCGAGGACAGGACGATAACAAGGATAATGTCTGTTAAGAAACAGACGATGGTTAAGATCCATTAACCAGGATCTTTCCAACTCCAAAAAATCATCCTGAGGTACTGATTTCCCTTGCCAGATTGGAGATCTGACAGAAGGGGATCCAACGAAGGTCACCAGGTTCTTTGTAGGACCTGGCAACAACTTTCCTAGACAGTTCTTGGTAGTCTGAGCAACGCTCTGCAGGAGGGTTCCAGGTGAAGAAACATCTGGAGCTCCTACACTGGAGAGAAAACTTTGTTTGTGTTTCTCGTCTGGTTTGCTAGGACGGTACGATGAGTATGCCATCAAGGCACTCACCGAGCGTGCAAAGCAAGACTCAGATTTCGAAGCATAACGAAATAGACTCCCAAAGACTCCGAACCAACCTCCGTTCCTGTTTTTCTTAACCCAGGTTAACGGCGTTTGACCGGCTTTTTGTCTGATTAAATCCAGTTTCAGACTTTTCAGACGTTCGACGGTCCATCTAGGACCAGAGTTAGTCAACCATTTATCAATTTCTAAGCTTAAAGGCTTTGAAATGGAAAATGGAAGACCCAGAGCTGAAAAGTTACCCTGTAATGTCCGGACCACGGAACAATGTTCCATAGGGTGTCCTCCTTTTCTTAAAGGATGCCAAGTGGTTAGGATCACGAGGGTGAACCTGGAAGAGGGGCAGCCCATACCCACCACGGGTATGTCATGTCTATAGTTGGTGAAGTATTAGATCTGCGGCCGTTTAGGATCTCCTAAAGATTTTTGTTTCCAAAAATCCAAAGGATCGAGTCCTTTTGCAGGACCAATTTCAGTAATTGCTTCTGACATAAGTGTCTCCACAATTCCGATAATGGACGTGCGCAATTCGCAATCCTGGAGTTTGCCAACACTCTGTTTAATGTTGGACAAAGCGGCCAGTGCCTTAACACTTCTGTTAAGGACATCAATCGCTTGCTCAAGGCGGGTGATTTGCTCAGATTTCATAGTATCACCTCCTAAAAGACTTGACTATGGGC